CTATCCTGTTTTCTTATGGGGCATGGATGGGGCAAAGTCTCCTAATTTTTGGTTGAGCATTGCAATCTGCTCTCCGTTATTGTCGTTCATCCAGGTTCCATACACTGAGTAAACCATCTGGGCTGAAGTGTGTCCCATTTGGCTGGCTATGAAGTTTGGATTAGCCCCTGCTGAAAGTGACCAGCACGCATATGTGTGCCTCGATTGGTATGCTTTGCGATGCCTAACACCTGCCCGGCGCAAAGCGGTATTCCATGACTGACCAATCGAAGAGACGGAATAGTAGGTTCCGCTGCGGCTGTTAATGGCGCTGACTTGTGGGTTAAAAACGAAGGTGCAATCTTCGATGTCCTTTTTCCCATACTCACGCTGCACAACTTCAATTTTGGTCTTCGCTGTCATCCTGGTCATTTCGGCCTGATCACGCAAAACATCTACAGCGGGCTGAATGAGATGGATTTCCCTCGTACCAGCATTAGTCTTTGGCGGAGTAAACTCATGAACCGCTGTCAGGTTTCTTTTAACCTTGATAGTTCCAGCTATCAGGTCAATGTCTTCCCACGCAAGGGCGCACAACTCCCCATGACGCATTCCAGTATAAACAGCCAGTGACCACAAGTTCGCCACTTGTCGATGATTGCACGCTGAGATGATCCGCATAAATTCATCTCTTGTGACCGGGTCTGGTTCTGCTTTTGCTTTTCTCAGTGGTTTTAGGTTAGCCATTGGGTTTGATGGCAGATATCCATTATCGTGACCGAACTTCAATACTGAGCCCAGATCGCACATCTGACCGTTTACAGTTCTTACTGAACGACCAACCTTCTCGGTCTTCTTTCCTCGACCAAGTTGCTGGACGCCCGTTAACAGAGAATTTCTTATCCTGATAAGGTCTTCGGTTCTGATTGATGAGGCGATCATGTCCCCACCAAATGCCAACATCATTGCCTTCATTCGCGATTTATAACGGGAAAGACTGTTGGTTGATAAATCTACCTCCTTTAATTCTAACCATTTAGCGTATAGATCACCGATACTTAACTGCTTTGATGCGAGACCGAACTTTCTTAGATTAGGGGAGGAGGGGAATTGCTTCTGGTAGTCAAAATTCCCCGTCTTTATTGCGTAAACAACTGACGCCCTTAGCTCTCCAGCCACCTTCCTATTCTTCGCCGTATCAGGCACACCCAAAGCTTCCCTTGCTCTCGTTTTTTTGTACATAAACCAAACCCGCAGAAACCCTCCATGGCTTTCTACTCCGGTAGGATATTTTAAATCAGCCACATCTCACCTCCGCTTTTAGTGGGCGAACAGGTTAAGCTTTCTTGCGGACTAAAGCATCAGGCTGATTTGCGGCCTGACGCTCAATCCATTGCTCAATTGCCTGGTGATTGTACATGCACTCGCTGTTAGGTTTCGGATCACCTTCAGGAGCGAAATGGAGATACTCCCGACCCTGCAGCCATGATTTCTCCCTTGCTCGCTTAATTGTTCCGGGGCGAAGGCCAGTAATAATGATGAGGACATCTTCTGTTACCCACTTAGAAGGTGTTAGCTGAATAACCTGTGACATTGTAACTTCCTCTATTTACCTGCGAACACCCGATAGACATGCACGTTCAAAAACAGCCACGGTTCATGCCGCTTAGGGCAGAATGGCTGAGCTTGAGGTGAGTATTTATCGAGGAGTTCGCGGAGTGATTGAGTGTTGTCTTTACTGCGGAGTTCGGTGAGGAGTTTCTTTGTGATGCTTCTGACTGCGTTGTCTGCCTCTTCTGGCGTCATGTGTCACCTCATGCTGCTATTCTCTGTTTCATATACCGGTTCATCTCGCCGCCAATCCACATGCCTACGTGACGAGACACGCCATTACCGATTTGCCGGTAAGCAGATGTCTGAGATACCGGGAAAACGAAATCGTCCTTCAATCCCTGAAGCCGGGCATATTCACGAACCGAGTAAGGACGCACGCCCATAGGAAAGCGCTTGTCTGCTACCAGGCGGGTTGATTTGTCTTTGGCGTAATGAGCGACACAAGTCGGTGCGATGTCCCCTTTGTCCGGGTCAGAGATAATTGGCAGGTCGCGGTATGCGCCGTTCATGCGAGCTGCTATTGCTGACGGCAGGGTGACGTCTGGATCATCCTCAATGATTTCAGCCAGGGTAATGCGGCGGCTATTCTCCGGCGGACGCACTGTGAACCCTCGCTTGGTGCCAATAATGATTAGCCGGTCGCGTCTTTGTGGTAGCCATATCTCCGACTTTATCGGGCAAAACACTGTGACGTAGTAATCAGGCATCTTTGTCATAGCCTCGACAACAATCGGGAATGCCCGCATCCCGGGGACGTTTTCCACGACATAGAATTCAGGCCGAGCAATAGCCAGGTGACGAAGAGCATGCAGGAACAACTCATCGCCGGTACGCACGCCGTGAATATCGCCGATGGTTGAGTACTTCGTGCAAGGGTACGTGAATACCATTCCGTCACATGAGTCCTGCTCCAGAACCAGTTCGCTAGCTATATCGCATTGCTTGATGTGGTCGCCGTGATTGGCACGATAAGTCTTACAGGCGTCGGCATCTAACTCGAACGCCTGGTTAATTTGAATGCCCGCATCGATAAGGCCGGAGTCCATGAGACCTGCGCCGCAGAAGTAACTATTCACCGTGACATTCATGCCGCATGCCTCCGCTGCGCCTTCTGTCTCTTCTCAAGCTCGTAATCATCCCTGCATTCTGAATCACAGAAGTTACCCCGTAATAGTGGATGCTCGCAGTAGTGGCACTTGCCGGTAAACTTGAGGAAATCGCGTGACCGGTTGAGAAGGGCAATCTCGCGTTCCAGTTCTTCTAATGCTGCTGCGTTATCAATTTCATCGGCCATATTTCTCTCCAATTTTCAGTATTTCGGTCACCGCACCAACATCACAGCCAGCAGCAAGAATGTTCGTCCCTTCGTGCCGTGATACCCGCACATCAGCTGGTTCGACTCCTGTCATGCTCCACAATCCCTGTTTGAGTATTTGGCTTAATTCATGCATTTAAGGCAATAAAAAACCCCGCATTTGCGAGGTTCGTTTGCTTAGTTCACAGGGCTATTTTAAGGCGCTGGCCTTGGGTGCTCTCCAAGAATCTTTAAATCAACCCCTTCAGGTGTGACGCCGTCTGCAACAGCCAGCAGGTATACATTCCCATCCATTTCTGAGCGATGCCTTACAACATTGAATTCGGCATATCCGACCTGTTGGGCAATTATTTCGTGAACTTCTCCAGGGCGAAACCCTTGAATTCTTACCGCAGGCATAAATGAAACAGTGGCATCACCATTGTATTCTTTATTTCTCAACGCGCCTTCGTGTCCGTGCCCAAACAAAATAAAGTCACAATCCATTATCATTTACCCTCATTAATATGAATCTCCATCTTACCAAGCGTCGCCTTCTTCGCTCTGTGATGTGCCAGATGTTCCCTGAAGTATTCACGCAGATGCTCAGGCTGCTCACGTTCGACAATCTCAGCGACTAACGGCTGGTTATACCGCTCCTTGAAAGCAACACCGCCCGCAGCTAAATCCACGTTAATTTTGTCCATTTCGTCTTTGGGTAGGTCAGCAAGATTGTATGACATATATCCTTCACTGTTGGAAGGATTATAGATTTAAAATGGAAGGCGTTGACAAAATAATATAAAACTCTAAGATTCAGACACCTAGGTCTTCGAGCAATCGAAACCAATGGAAGGGTGGCCGAGTGGTTTAAGGCAGCTCATTGATACTGAGCCATCGGTGAAAGCCGGTTCGCGGGTTCGAATCCCGCTCCTTATTTAGAAAGGTCGCTTAGGCGGCCTTTCGCCTTTCTATCAATAACCACCCTTCACGATGCCGCCAGCGGCCTCGATAGCTGTTTTCCACTCGTTATCGTATTTCGCCACGAACCCTGCATTAGCAGCCGTCCAGAACTTATCTTTTCTGTTTGGGCTGGCGACGACTATCTTGGGAGAGGTAATCTGCTTCGCTCACCATCCTGGTTATTCCGGTGCTGTCCGGCGCATCCTGCAAATAGCTGTTATGAATCTCATAAGTCTTGATAGACATAATGTGTTCCTTGAAAGAGGGTTAGTCGCCCATCTTGCGACCCTGACCATAACCATGGTCTTTGCTTAGTCCGCTGCGATTTCTTGCCTCAGCAGCAGCTTTACGAACCTGAATGCCATGCTCCCAACGCTCACGAGTAGGTGGCTGATTAGAGGCTCTCAAGCCGAGCATTCTCCAGAAGCGCTGTTCCGGTGTAAGAGTGTTGATTCGCGGATGTGGCTTGCCAGCGAGTGCGCATTCCATTGCGCTGACTACATCCAAGATATTGGCTCGGTACTGGCGTGAGGAATCCGTCCGGTCATCACTGACCTTAAGGGTGTCTAGCATCATGTGATTTACCTGCGGAGTGGGGTGGCTAGATGTGGCTACTAAAAGGGAATGTCATCATCAAAATCCATTGGTGGCTCGTTGTTTTGAGCTGCCGGTTGGTTGTGCTGTACAGGACGTGATTGCTGTGCGCCGCTCTGCGCTGGCTTGCTGCCTTCTGATTTACCGCCGAGCATCTGCATCGTGCCTCCGACATTGACGTGAACTTCAGTGGTGTACTTCTCGACTCCCGCCTGATCTGTCCATTTCCGTGTGTTCAGCTTGCCTTCGATGTAAACCTGAGAACCTTTCTTCAGGTACTCACCGGCGACCTCAGCCAACTTTCCAAACAGCACAACCCTATGCCATTCCGTTTTTTCTTTCTGCTCGCCGGTGGCTTTGTCACGCCAGCTTTCGGACGTCGCCAGAGTGATGTTGGCTACTGCGCCGCCGTTTGGCATGTAACGGATTTCCGGATCTTGTCCGAGATTACCAACGAGAATAACTTTGTTTACGCCTCTGCTTGCCATTTATGCCGCCTTCTTAAGTTCTGCGCCGCGCGTTTTGAATACCTCAACGCATTTGGTTTGATGTTCCGATGATGCCGCCAGTGCATTCCATGCTGGGGTGTAAATCCCTTTGAGCTCGTCCAGGCTCTGACAGGCTGCTGCTTGAGACGTAAAGTCAGCGAGAATTTGGTCTGGATTTCTGGCTGCTGGCTGATGAATAAAGGCATCAGCATCCTGAGCAGTCTCTTCCGTTGGGATGCAGAACGCCTGAAATGCTGCGTACTTGTAGGCGATAGACATGGCTTTGTTTGTGGCTTTATCCCCGCTATCCATAGCCTCACCAAAGGTGATCACCGTGTGCTTGCTACCGTCCTCAGTGGCAACAAAATCAAACTCAGCCTTCACGACGACATAGAACAGAACGCCGCCTTTTGCGGTGACACGCTCAGACACTGTCCGCTCCGTTATGCGTGGCAGTATCACCAGACCATTCTTCACCAGCGCCGGGGAGAGAGCGTTGTAGACCGCATCAATGCCGCGGAACTGGAATCCCTGCTGCTGGTTCCTGCTGTCCTTTGATATGCCTACTTCCGACAAGTCCTTTGCCACTCCAGCAATTGCTTTATAAACAGCCGTCATTCTGTGCCTCCTGAATCCTACTCATCTGCAGGGTGGTGCGGTGATCTGCATTAGCCTCAATCTGTGCCAACTCATCCGTGAATCGCTCGTCAGTAATCAGTCGCTCCCAGACTGATGTGCTATCAAGCGCTGCGTTAAATCGCTCGTCCTGAGTCATGCTGCGTCCTCCGCTGGCAAAGTCACGCCATAGCCTTCAGACCGGAGGTAGTCGCACATCTGCTCACGGTCTAGTTGGTGGTAAAGCTCTCGCTCATCCAGCGGCTCAAAGTCGATCTCAGGTTTCTTCGAGAAGAATTCCTGAGAGATGTGGATTTCTTTGCATTGAATTCTCATGGTTGGTCTGCCTGATTTAACGTTGCTACCAGCCGTTCAAATAACTTCTGGAGGAATGATTTAGGCGGCTGATTAAAACTTGCTGAGGTAACTCGGAAAGCCGGTGAGTGCTGCATTTTGGTCAAATAGTTAGTGGAGCAGCCCGATGTGGACTGCCCTACGATGGCTAAGGTCATCATTTGGGATACTCCGGTTTGATTAATAATTAATTGTGGTGTGGGGAATGTTGCCGTCTTTGATTTGCATCAGAACGTCGATAGCCTGAACTCGAGTCAGTCCGGCATGCGCTACGAGAGCATTCACAACGTCAGTGCCGATTGCTTTACGGTGGGCTTCATTTGCAGCTCGGGCAGCAGCTTCATCAGCGATGCGCTTCTCTTCTGCCAGACGAGCATCTTCTTTCTGCTTGGCTTCGCGCTGGATGCGGTCAGCTTCCTGCTTAGCCTTAAGCTGCTGAGCTGCGATAGCCTCCTGCTTCTCGCGTTCTGCTTGCTGCGCCGCTGCTAACCGGTCGGCTTCAGCCTTGTTGGCTGCATCGATGCGGTCTTGCTCTGCCTTCTGAGCCAGTGCAATGCGGTCACGTTCTGCTTGTTCTGCCTGAGCTTTCAGATCGGCTTCACGTTTTGCAGATGCTTCACGCTCACGTTGAATCCTTTCGTCGGCCTCACGCAGTGCTTGCTCGACTGCCTGACGCTTTAAGTCTTCTTCGTGAGCAGTGCGCTGGCGTTCCGCTTCTGCTTTAGCGTCGGCGGCGGCACGGTCGAACTTCTCGTTCATGAGCAGGGCGATTTCGTGATCTGCTTCCGCCAACTTAGCCAGGCGAATGTTTTCCTGTTCCGCCTCCCACTCTTCGCGAGGCTTCAGCGTTTTGGCCTTGAGAGCATCCAGCCGGTCACGAACTGTTTTTCGGTTGGCGTCAATTTTCTTGGGGATTTCTTTGTACTCATCGACAAGGTCTTTACCGAGGCCGTCGAGATATGTTTTGGTTTTGGCGATCTTCAAGCCAAGAGAGCCGATAGCGTCGCGACCTTTCTTAGTCGATACATCAGGCACAAACGAACCGACCTCTTGCTCAACCTTCAGCAGGATGGCTTCTATCTCATCGGGTGCAGTAAATACCGTGAGCGCGTTCTTAGGCTCGACGATAACCAGTTCAGTAGACTCACTCATGGCAACTCCTGTAATTGATTTATAAGCATGTCGAAGTGCACACTGATGTATGCGCTTTGAAATGAAATAGGTGGATGAAATGTTGATAAACAAAAAATTGAAATCTCCGATGTATGACACTCCAGAGAAGGGAAAACAGGCAAAACTTAACCATTGGTATGTACGTGAAATCGGCAGCGGCCAACCACACGATTGGTCATGGAAAGAATGGTGGGAATCTAATTTACTTGGATCGGCTCACATAGCTTGGCGGTCGACATGCATCGCCAAAAACTGTCCGAATCCCTTCAAACCGGTTCAAAGTTTTAAAGTGGACTTTGCAGCTCCTGACGGGAAGACTTACCCCCTTGAATTCAAACTGGCTCCGACTGGTCCAAATAAGTAAAAAAATGGCCTCTAAATTAGAGGCCGAATAGCTACACAGCATTAAGGTTGATAAGGGGCGCTATCACGATGCGCACTCAGTGAATGCGCAGCAGGAAGGGGCTCACTTAGTTGGAAGTTCTGGCAATGGCATCCAGTGGGTAAGGGCGTTGGGGCATATATCCCCAGTGTCTGGAAAGAAATCATCTTCAGTAAAATGCATAGTCCAGATGACGTCACAGTCATCAACAGCTAAGCAAAGAGTGTCCTCATCTGGCAGCCTGTCGCTGATGTTAATCCACTCACTCATACTTCCTCCTCAACTTTAATTTCAGCCCTTGCACGAAACGTATTGAGCTGGTCTTGTGACATGGTTTTATATTCCCGAGTGCCGGGAGTTATTAGCCTGTAAGTTCTATGGTCAGCCATCCTCAAGACGAGAAAGTGCTCACCGGTTAAAGTGTTTGTTAATCGCATGGGGATGACTCCGGTGGGGTGTAGTTATGCCGGGATATTTATCCATGCCCGGCGCATGGTTTCCCTGCTTTCCACAGTCAAAGGAAATTGATAATGTGGCTATTCCACAGTCAAAATAAGGAATATTTTTATGGCTCAGTTCATAGTCAGGGTAGAGATTCATTCGGCAAGCTCAGAAGATTATGAAAGTCTTCACGAAAAGATGAAGGCAAAGGGTTACAGCAGAGAAATTCAAGATGGTCAGGGCACTTGGTTTCATCTTCCTACTGCGGAATATACAGCTACAAAAAGCTCCAATGCTTTTGACGTCAGGGAAGAAGTCAGAGGTATAGCTAGCAGTGTCAAAAGTGGTCACTTTGTACTGGTAACTGAAGTTGCAAATATATCTTGGTGGTTGTCTAAGAAATAGATAACCCCCCAGCACACGCGTGTCATGAAAAAGTTTTCCTGCGCTGAATTTCATAGCGAAGGGCTTTGATGGAGATTTCTAAGGCATCTTTAAAACTGATGCCTTCTTCTTCTGATTGCTTAACAACATCTCTTAATTGTTTATTTTGTTCCATTCTCTCAACCTCTCATAACGTGATATGGATGTTCGTATTTATCGCTGCGATGACCGGCGGCGATGATTTTTGGCAATAAAAAAGGCCACCTAAGTGACCTTTGATGATGTGTTGCCCGTTTCATTATTTTACTTTTAACTCTCTCTTTGCTTCTGCTACCAACGAACTTAACAAATCTTCAGCAGCGGCATAATCTTCATTGGCAGCCTCAAAAGTAGTCAGAGAGTCCTCGTTAAAGGCATCCCTAGTGGATTGTCTTCTTTTTAGGAATGCATTAACAATGGATGATGCTTTACTTGTTAAAGTAAATTCTGATAGTTGAGCAATGCGCTCTATCTCTTGAACAGTTTCCCAATAACTATCCGTTAACGACCGCTCTGTTTCGGGTGGGTGTCTTTTGAAGTCCCTACTTTGAAGATCTTCTTTCATGGATTCAACTTCGAGATAATAATCTTCCGTCATTTTAAGCTTATAAGCTAAATCAATAACTTCGGTAAATGCTGCGAGTCTTTTTTCCCACCATTTTTCTTTATAAAAGCGATTTACGGCAAATTTTGCTGCAAGGAATGCAGCGATGAATGCCGCAATAACAGGTCCCGCTGCTTTTGATATCAGATCAAGCCAATCAAATGGTGCTGTGGTAGGTTCCATGCAAACTCCTTAAAATAATTCAGGAAGTTTAAATCAGTGGAATGCTTTTGCCACGCATCTTATGACTAACGTTAGCACATTTAACGATGATTTAATTTTATACAAAATCGTTCATTTGTTGCTATATTTCAAATGACTAGAGTCAAAAATCATGTCATTAGCTTTGAAAAAGGAGATAGTTATGATTGAAGTTGGTAAGTATGTCACTTGCACCTTTGATAAAGACAGGAGGAAATTCTTGGTTATTGCCATAGACACTTCAAAAACTCCACCATCTATATGTATTCGATATCCAAATGGTATGGAAGAGTGGGTTCCACAAAACACCATCGAGTCTGTGTTTGATAGTTCAGATTAATAGACCTTGCATTACCGAGCAGTTATTCTGCCAGATGAGTTCCTGAAACCAGCTCTATATATGGAGACATCTGGCAGGCATCCGTTATCTACGCTTGGGTAATGCTTCGTGGTAGTCGTAATGGTCGCTACTACAGATCTCATCGCTGGCTTACGTTTGCAGGTCAGCTCAGCTTTGCTCGGCGCTGCCGGTGATACATCCAGACCGGTAGAGAAGTCATTAACTGGAAGGGCCTGTAAGTGCTTGCGAGCTTCACGACGACGACTCTCAGATGTGCCAGTGAATTGCGTTCTGCGTGTCATAAAAACCTCCTGTGTGAGTTTTGGGATGTGATGCCAGGTGCTGATCTTCTGGTTGCTTCGATGAGCTGCAATTCATCACATCCCAAAACTGACGCTTTGGTATTAATTGGCCTTGCGGCCACGTAGGTGATCCTCACCGTTGTTCAAAGAGCGTATCAAGCGGGTCGTTTCGTTTTGATGAAACAAATATACTCGTGAGTAAACTATCTGTCTATACCCACAAGTAAATTATTTAACTACTTACGAGTAAAGGTATTGATAGTTAGAGTAATTTAATTTTGATTTTCTTCAGGCGTGACTCATCGCGCCTGCGTTTAGGTGTGGTGAATTGGTGGGTAAGGGAGGATTTAGCGGATTACAGGCACAAAAAACCCGGCTCCATGGCCGGGTTTTTTAAAACTTGCTTTCAATTTGTAGTTTCTTTTTCGTATTTGGCAACCCTGCGGGCAGCCTCTTTCAATTTATTTGTTCGTTCCTCTGTCCATTCGATAGCCGACCCTCCGGTAGGGGCGTAAGCTTGAATAGAGCCAGATTTCAAGGCCTGAATAATATCATCTGCCTGAGCGTGCTCCCTCAATGGGATAGAGGTTACATTTTCAGAGTTTGCGGCGTAAACCCCTTTAAATTTCATAAGGATACCTCTCTCTGTCATTGCGTTCATTATGGTATCATAATCCAGATTTTCATCGTTTAAGTTATGATTCTGTGTGTCTAATTCAAGAAATTTCACCTCACCCCCAGACTTAGGATCTGAGAATTTTGCTACTTCTACCGAAGACTTAGGGCAACCGCATTTCATGAATGCACTTGCCGCATATGCTCCGCCTGAACCAGAAAAAACAGAAATCAAAGAATCTTTTTCAGTGTCATAGACAACATGCTTTGGCCCTGCATCAAAAAGACGCTCTCCTTCAGCAGAGATCATCATTATTGAAACTAGGTATTTGCTCTGCATTTTTAACTCTGGAATCGCGTCAGGGTCAAATGGCTCAGCAGTCCACCATTGCTTTAGATTCTGAATCGTCAAGCCGTCGCCTGCGCAGATTAAAGCACCACCCCGGCGATTACAGATCTTGTTGAATCCAGTGTCATCTACATAAAGAATATGCATTCCATCAATGAGATCAACATCTGCGGACCAGCGAGTATCGCTCGCTACAATTTTGTTAAGGCAGTCATATGCGGTAGTTGTCATTAAGTGTAGCCCATCTAGAAGCAATCGAAGACTAACTGAATCGCCTTGGCAAATCCAATAGCTTCTTCTTATTGTTGTAAGTGAATTTAGATTAATATTTATAAGTTATAAATTCAGACTTATCTAGATAGACTTTAAAAAAATAACGCAAATTCCTATTGACGGAATTATCGATGATTAGCACTTTAATTTTTCAAAGACTTGGCATTGCAGCACCGCTGGCAAAGAACCACACCATAAATCCTACAGCACCTACCAGTATGATAACTGGGGGTATAAATTTAAATTTCATATGCGAATCCAACTGTTTGACGAAAAGCCCTTCATGCCACTGAACCGACTCAGACTTTCGCCTATTCATCTGACACATCACCATTTGCAACAAAACGAGTGGCTTTAATGATGGCAGATACATATTCCATCTTCTCAATCTCGGATTGCTGTAGCGTAATAGGGCGGTGATCGTTGTTGATGCTTGAAAGCTGAAACGCCCCATCACGCATCTTGGTCATCACCTTAATCATGTTGTGCCCATCAGTAGTTCTGACAAACACCTCATCACCAGATTGCACTCTCGTCCCTGGCTCAATAACAACGAACTCACCTGATTGAATGCGGGGATGCATGCTGTCACCCCGGACCCGGAGTCCATATGCATTAGGGTCGGCACTATAAATTTGCAACCAGCCAGCTGGATGCTCTTCCATCTGAATCATGCCATCAACCCCCAATGCAGCTTCGCCTACGACAGGCACAGCACCCAATCGTACCCTGCCAACGTATTCAATCTCATCGGGTATTGTTGTGCTAGCGGCAACAATGCCATCCATTGTCCCGCGGGGAAGATTGAGAGCGTCTTCGATCATCTGCACGGATTTCTCGCCAATGTTCCTTTTGTTTTTCTTCCCTTCTGGATAGAGCATCCGGGAGATAACCGACTCGGCGATCCCTACTTTTTCAGAAAGCGCTTTCTGTGAGCCGTGAGAATCCACCAACCCTTGCAGTGCTAGCCGTCTGCGCTCGTACATGTCAAAACCATCATCACTTTTCATGCAGTTATCTTACCGAGTAATACCTTCAGGTAAATAACCTAAAAGTATTGCAAGTTCTATACTTGCGAGTATACTTGAGTTAATTATCACGCAAGGAGCTCGTATGGAAACTCTACGAAGTTATTTAAACGCCTTGTCGATATCAATGCAGCGTGATTTCGCAGCCAATTGCGGAACATCTGTTGAGTATCTTCGTAAGGCAATCAGTACAAAGCAAAAACTTGGCGCAGCTCTTTCAGTGCAAATTGAAGTCAACTCTAAGTGCAGCGTTCTGCGTAAAGATCTGCACCCAGATGACTGGTTTAAAATCTGGCCTGAACTGGCCGAAGCCGCTTAATCCTCACCGCTCTTTTCACAATGGACATTCGTCCTACGTCGCTGCAAAGCGAATTCCAAAAAAAAAAGCAAATCTAACTGTGGTCATCCCCACGGGCTGATCACGCAAACACACAACTAACCAACAACGGAAGTATCACGCATGGACATTGCAAGCACTCGCAATAAAGCGAATGAAATCACAAGCAAGATTATGAATGGCATAGCTATTCGTGGTCAGCGAGCAGTAGCAAAAGCTATAGGCGTTAACGAGTCACAAATCACTAGATGGAAAGAAACGATGATCCCCAAGATGGGAATGCTTCTGGCAGTTCTGGAATGGGGAGTAGAGGACGAGGAATTGTCGAAGCTGGCTAAGTCAGTAGCGCGGTTACTCACAAAAGAAAACGCCCCGGAATGTATCGAGCATTTCGAGGCGTAGTTGCAAATTAACTGGATCAATTCACAGGAGTAATTATGTCATCCCTTTCCCTTTTGTACAAATCGAAAGATAAAAACGGCACCGAGACGACGGTAAAGAAAACGTTTCTGGTTCCGCTGAGTGAGCTATATGTCGAACCGGGCTTTAACGTCCGGGATATCGACCAGGCGCATGTTGAAGAATTCCGTGATGCGTTTATCGACGGTGAATACCTGCCTCCTCTGGCTGTTCAGGTTACAGAGCAGGGCGTCAAGATTATCGACGGTCATCACCGGTATTACGGCGCCAAGCTGGCTACCGATGCCGGGCACGAAATCCCGCGTCTTGAGTGCAAAGACTTTGTAGGCAGTGAAGCCGATCGCATTGCCTTCATGGTCACCAGTTCTCAGGGTAAGCCACTGGCACCACTTGAACGCGCAGCTGCTTATCAACGCCTCAGCAACCAAGGATGGGAATCAGCGGAGATCGCCAAGAAGGTAAAGCGTTCTGTTGCTGATGTTGAGCATCACCTTGCATTGCTGGAAGTCGGTGATGGCCTGATTGAGATGGTTAAGTCTGGCGAGGTTGCAGCAACAACTGCTGTCGCTCTCTCACGTGAGCATGGCGTGAATGCCTCATCAGTCGCAGCCGGTCGGATGGTGAAGGCTAGCTGGCAAAACGAAGCTCACGCGTTCTGATGCCATTCCGCTGTTCAGTGCCGTGAAGGCTCGCCGTCTGGTTGAGCTTTTGGTCGATGCTGAATTCGAAAGAAATGGTGATGGTGATTATCTAGCTCTCGCCATGGACACATCTGACGAAATTAACCGAATCATTGCTGAGTACCGGAAGGGGATTAGCAGTATTGGCACGGAGGCATCATGAATCTTGCATATGACGAAAACGTAATACCAATAAGACCTCCACTGGAGGTCGTGGAGCAGCGTGTGGCCGATACAGACGATGGATTCACCCGTCTGGCAAACGAGCTGTACGAGGAGCTTATCGGCGCAAACCTGACGAGGAATCAGGCTAAGGTAGCTCATGCCGTTTGTCGGAAAACATATGGCTTCAACAAGAAGATGGATCGGATTGCTGATAGCCAGATAGCTCTATTAACCAGATTGCCCCGGCAAAAAGTTAACAAGGCTAAAAATGAGCTATTAATCATGAAGGTTTTGCTCAGAGACGGGCAACTGATAGGGCCAAATAAAGCCTTATCAGAATGGCAAATTCCAGAGTGTCACTTAAACAATGTCAGTGTCACTACCGTAGTGACAAAAGATGTCACTAAAACGGTGACAGGGGTGTCACTACCTCAGGGACACACAAAAGACACTAATATAAAATACAAGAAAGACATTAAAAAACCTCCCTCAAAGAATTCTCGCGAATTCCGTGAGAAGGCTGTCGAATCATTTCTTGCTAAGCATCCTGAAGCGATCGGCGGAATTTACACACCATCAGGTGAGCAGTGGGGAACGGCGAATGACCTGATCGCCGCCAAGTGGATTTTCTCAGCCGTCCTGACAGTGAGTCCTACTGCCAAAGAGCCTAACTGGACGACATGGGCAAACACAATCCGGCTGATGAGACTACAGGACAACCGTACTCACAAAGAAATCTGCTCACTCTTCAAATGGGCGAACAAAGACACCTTCTGGTCTTCAAACGTTTTATCCCCTGCAAAGCTGCGTGAGAAGTGGGACACGCTGGCTGCCAAATCCATCCAGAAACAATCAACGCCTGCCGGACGTGGAAGCATTGACTTCGACAATCAGGACTGGGCTGAAGGGCTTCAGATATGAAAAATATTGTGACCGCAATTCAGCAGCGCGACGGAGCAGCACTGCAACGTAAGGCTGGGAGTGATGATCAAGCCAAGCCAGCCGCAATACCTGAGCGGGCGATCAAGTTATTCAATGAGTTGTTCCGTCAGCTTACAGCTGCGTTCCCGGCTGCGATGGCAAATATCAAATCTCAGGAAGATTTGAACGAGCTTCGGCGTCAATGGGTGCTGGCATTTTCGGAGAACGGAATTAACAACGTTTTTCAGGTTAACGCTGGAATGGCTATCGCTCGCAAGCAGGAAACACCTTATCTGCCTTCCCCTGGTCAATTCATCGCGTGGTGCAAACAGGGCGCTCTCAAAGCCGCTGGCCTGCCAGACGAAGATGAACTCTACGTAATGACCATGACATACGCATGCCGCCGTGGTGGCTACGTCAGTGCAGAGGCCTATCCATGGACGAGTTCAGCCGCTTACTGGATGGTGACCAATCTGTGCGATCACATGCGTCATGAGAACTGGTCAGAGGCTCAGCTCCGAAAGGGGTGCGGCACTGAGCTGAAACTGATGGCGAAGCGTATCGAAGCAGGGGAGAAGATTCCCGCACCGGTAGCCCGCATTCCACAGATGAGCGTTAAAAGCGCGATGAGCAAAAGCGATGGGTTGCGGAAGGTCGCAGAACTTCGCGAGAAGCTCGGTCTGAAGAAGGCTAACCCATGATAATCACACCAGACGACTACACCGTAATAGCCAGCTACGCAGCTGATGACTACGACTGGTTACAAGACATAAACGCACCAGCCAAGCGAGCCACCATGCTTGAATTCAGCGAGAAGGTTGCTGAGGTGTTCGTGCAGATAGGTGCCGGGCAAGTGAAAGGGGAATTCTGATGGGTTTATTTCATGGAATTATAGATTAAGGCTGGCTTAGCCAGCCTTACAAGTGCTTATTGTTGTACTTTTGATTGTTTATTGGCTTCAACCATTGCGGGAAGAGTGAAGGAATAAATTAGGAAAACTTCAGTAAAACCTATCATTTCTTCTGCATCATCCTTGGTGAACTCTTCATCAGAATGTACAGCACCGTTGGAATCTATCCTTACGATATGCGCCCACTCCTTCATTTGTTCAGTTATCAAACCTTTGCCATGAAGCATTGAAATACGTTGTGAAAGTTGTTCTTTTTTTGATTCATCCCCAAGTATTTCCCGCGTGGCTATGTCAAGAACCTTTCTACATAGCATTACGGAGGTTTCGAAATTTCCTTTATGAAGATTCTCTTTTGCCTCAATGAAAAACTTGGCGGCTCTTTCCGGGCAATCATCTGGGGCAGTATGCGATCTAGCTTTTGGAAAATAATCTACAAGCCGGAATTTCTGGCTCTGAGGCAGAGAGTCATCGCTGTTTTGTCTAGTGTAATCCATCGGACTATCTCCATATAGAGACATTACTTTTGTAGAGACAGGATTCGTGCAGCTTCTGCAAAAAAAACTAACGCAATACTCATTTCTGTTCGTTTGAACTTGACCATACGCTGTTAATACAGCCCTCTCTCTTAAGCAGTGAGGGCAGGTAATATCTAAAGTGAGAATCCCCATGAACGTATCCCTATCATCAAATGATATTCAAACCATATTAAGCAACTCCGATAGACCAGAGCATACCCTTTATCAACGATATGAAACATATTCTGGAGATCAAAAAATAGAATTTGTTATTGCACTAATAGGCAAACTAATTGAACAAGACCGAATGATTGCACCTGCAAGAAGGAGGGAGTTGTGACCAAACAAACCTACCAATTACGCAACGAACAAATCCTAACTAACGCAATAAACCACCTCCGCAACACTCCGCTTAATCCAGACAAACCTTACTTCGTTACCATTCAGGAAGCCACTCGCTCTCTATCTCAGAACGCCAAGCTTTGGTGTTGCCTGACTGATATCAGCGAGCAGGTCGTTTGGTATGGGCAGAAGCTCAGCACTGAAGACTGGAAGAACATTCTGACTGCAGGTCTGAAAGGGCAGCGTTCAGCTCCTGGCATTAACGGCGGCTTTGTTGTGCTCGGCCAATCTACCAGTAGGATGACAGTCGGAGAGATGAGTGAGCTTATCGAGATGATGAGCGCATTCGGCACGGAGCAGGGTGTCAGGTGGTCTGATGAATCACGTCAGGCATTGGAGTGGGCTCGGAGATTTGGCGAAACAAAGAGGGCGGCATGATGGGGAAAGTAAACGTCGAACGTACAAACGAATACCGGCAAGTTGTGCAGCAATACATCACAGAGCATCCCGGCAGTCAGACCAACCAGATAAGCAAAATTCTGCATGTAGGCCATCGCCGTGCAAGCTCCATTCTGATGATGCTGACTAACTGCGGTGATATTTATCGCGGCGGTAATCACAACAAGACTCGCTACTGGATAAGCGCAGCAGCCTGTAAGAAAGATGGAGTCTGTGAAGAAGCCGAGCAGGAGACTTTTGAAAGCAGGAGCAAGGGTAGCAGTTCCCGACACAACCAACACCATCGCACTACCTGCAGCTCAATGGTATTTCTCAGCAAGCGCAGGCCGCAATGCATCAACACCGTATTCGAAGAGTGCAAACAGAACTTTGGCATTCTGCCGGTATTGCAGGTAATGGCAGCAAGGAGAGTGGCATGTAAGATTATTCGAGGCTAGATAAATAGGATGATAAAGAAAAGAATGGTAATTAGAGGGCTAGGTTATAAATAGCCCTCTAATGATTTTAGTTTATATCATAGATCCTGCCTGGTGCAGTTCCGAAAACTACGGAATTAACATCCCAAGAAGCCTTGCCATTCACTACTTTACCAAATGCATAAGTATTAAGCCCCCAGCAATTCACATCTGTTGGAGGATATAGTTCATGTGCATCGATGATGTGTGATTGCGTTTGACCGTTAGGTTGGAATGAACCGTCAAGGAAGTAAAATGTCAGGGATACCTTTTGGTTTGTGTTATTCCTCCATCTATAACACTCAGTTGCTAATGTGGTTGTTGATACCAAAGATAGAATAATAAATAGCACTATTTTCATGATAGAAACTCCGAGGTTGTTGATTTTTTTATTAATCTAATTGACATGTATCCCAACTACAGGAGTTCCATTGCCCCCTCCCAGAGCCGCATATACCTGGATTTGCCTCTCTCTGGGCAAACAGGAATGTAGCTGTAGTTGATTTTTTTTCTCCTGCTTTCATGGGTCCCGAATATATTACTTGATTATCAGTAGGAAAAGGCTTGTTTCCTTCTCTTATCTCCACAAGGCAAAAGTCATGTGAAGCAACGAATATTTTAACATTCGCATCATCAGCAAAAACATAAGTAGGCATTATTAAACACAAAAAAGGTATTTTGTAATGCATAGGTCACCACCATTTTTATTTAAAACAACGATGTGTGTATTAACATGAAAATGTTCTCTTCACCTTCAATGGTATGTTAATACTTTGAAGATGAAAGACCATCATCTATATATATAATACATGCGAGCTAATACAACTAAGGTATGACAAAAATATAAATGTTAGGGGTTACAGCTATGAAACAACCCAGAAGGCGTAATTGCAAAATTTGCAAAACACGATTCAAACCAAACATGCCATATGAGTGGTGGTGCAACGAAGAACACAAGGAAGAGCTAATCACCAAGTTAGCAACCAAAGCGCGACAGAAGCGCATACAGCAACAGGAACGACAGCGAAAGGAAACAACCCAGCAGGAACGACGAAGCCTTAAGATTCGAAAGCTCGCAGTACAGCCCCGCAGTTACTTCATCAAGCAAGCCCAGCAAGCCGTAAACGCCTACATCCGAGAAAGAGACAAGCACCTTCCCTGCGTTTCATGTGGAACGTTGAGCGCTGCTCAATGGGATGCCGGCCATTATCGAACTACGGCCGCCGCCCCTCAGCTAAGGTTCGATCCTCGCCAAATCTGGAAGCAATGCAGCGTATGCAACCAGCACAAAAGCGGGAATCTGGTTCCGTACCGGGCAGAGCTCATCAGGCGCATTGGTCTGGCTGAAGTGGAAAGCATCGAAGGCAACCACGACCGGCACCGCTGGACGATTGAAGAGTGCAAGGCCATCAAGGCTGAGTATGTGCAGAAGCTAAAAGACCTCAGACAACTCGGAGAAGCAGCATGAACCTCGAAGCAACAGTCAAATACCACTTCCCGAAAACGGCCAATTTCGAAGGCATGCCACCAGCCACTAAATTAGATGCTCTCACCGGTACGGATCAGATGGCTGCCATGGGAATGGTTCAGTCTATTGCGCCGATGGGATTCAGCGCTTTTATGGGGAAGGTTGGGGTAAGTAAAAACGACGCAGAACGCGCCGTCACGTTGTTAACAGAATATGCATTACAAACCTGCGATAAGGTTGCAGCCTTACGCAAACTCGATATCGATGTTAAACCAGCCGTTGTGCAAACTCTCGCAACTTATGCCTACTTGGATTATTGCCGGGCAGCATCCAGCAAGAAGCCGTGTGAATGCTGCAAGGGTGAAGGATTCATTGCTGGGGAGGTTTTCACCATGAAGTCACACATGCCGTTTGTTGCTCAAGATGTCATGAGAACGGCCATTAAGTGGGGAGCTAAGGGTGTAATCCCATCAGAGTACGAAGTGCGACGGGAAATTCGCGAGCAGGTCAGGGTATTGTGCAAGGAATGTAATGGGAAAGGCACTCTATCAACCGCCTGTAGTGATTGCCGTGGACGAGGTGAGGCAGTAGACAGGGAGGAAACTAAGCGGCAGGGAGTCCCGGTAAGGTGCAAATGCAAGCGCTGCAACAGCAGAGGGTTCGAGAGGATCCTATCTACTGATGTCCACCGCGCAGTCTGTCAAATTACCGATGCGATCACCCTAGATACTTGGAAGAAGTCAGTTAAGCCGTTCTATGACGGACTTTCGACCAAGCTTGAAATTGAAGAGGAGTGGGCAAATTCTGCGCTAAACAAGGTCACTCAGTGATAGGTAAAGCAGCCCTCCTCGGAGGGTTTTTGCTTTTGATGGGCTACTTCATGAGCGCGGCTAGCCCAGCTGTAGTCACTGTCTGTACAATGGCTTTCAGCGATTCTGTCGTCATCTCTGATAGCTTGGTCTTTGCCTTCTCTTTTTCTGGATCGGATATGTTAGATAGAGATATAAGGTCTTCAAGCACAACCACGGCACTATGGTGAAATTTAATTGTTTGAACACCGAGGATTGCCCCAAGCCCTCCATCCTGGAGGATGAAGTCAATCCCTTTGGCGGTGATCTTCATAAGGTGGGTCTCAATGGTAACCCCTTGGAATCCGTATAAGGCATTAGTTATAACCAGCCCATGCTCCTCTAAGTACATCGCATTAGGGAAAAACTCTTCATCAGACTCGAACAAAGACTTTATTTCTATTTCGCCGTCCATATCAGGTGATTGTGGGAAATATCGTGAAAGAATCTCCAAAAGTTCTTTTTGCTTTTCTCGATCAAATCTACGCAAAGTAAAACTCCTTTTGTGGATAGGTGAATTGTAAATGTCAGATCTTGTTAACGATTGAAGACGATATAGGTAATTTCCACCTATTTACAGAGTAAATTTGGAGTGGTTTACTATCTTCGATGTCATTAGAAGTTAAGCATAATATCAATAAAATTAATTATTTGTCTTCAGGGAAGTTTCTCTTCACAACTTTCTCAATGACAGAAACTTTATCAGTCAAAACCCTCAGCCATTCTTGCAATTTATCCGGGGATTGCAGTTCATTTTCATCCATCTCCGGCATTTCCTCTACTTTAGGCGGAGTGAGGTAATCCTCTAAAATATAAACGATTTGAGCATTCATGGATCTGCCGCTTTTTTTAGCTAAATCTGCAATAGCTTCACGCATGCCATCAGGAAGCCTGAGCATGAATTTATCGTAATCTTTGACTGGTTTTTCTGACATAAGCACCTCGAAATTTTCTTGATGCTATCACATTGACATCATCAGTAAATCGAGTCATAGTGACATCATGTCATCGTGACATCATTGGAGGTAAGGATTTTGGATACTTTATATACCCAAGCAAAAAGTGAGAAATTCATGCTGCGATTGCCAGAGCTAATGAAAGAAGAAATTAAGCGGATGGCGGAGATGGATGGGATTTCTATTAATTCGGCCATTGTACAGAGATTGGCGCGTTGCTTGAGAGAGGAAAGATCTAATGCAGCGTAAAAACAGTGAAGCCCTAACTACTTGCGATAGTCAGGGCCTCGGCGTCAGAAACCTTAAGCGAGTAACCGACATGAAAAGTATAGCGAATTCAGAACTTAATTTCCACGGTACAGCACTTTTTCCTGTGCAAGATGTTAATGGGGTTTGGCTAACCTCAGCAGATGTGGCAAAGGCGCTGGGATACAAAAGCACTAAATCAATCTCAAACCTTTTTGCGCAATACGAGGACGAGTTTTCCCAGGGAATGACAATGGTCATCGAATCAGTGACCAATGGGATTAATGGGTCATCGCGCCGTATGAAGGTGCGAGTTTTCTCTCTACGTGGTGCGCACCTGATAGCAATGTTCGCTCGTACGCCGGTAGCCAAAGAATTCCGTCGCTGGATACTCGACATTCTGGATCGCGAAGTGGCTCATTCACCGATTGCCAAGCAGTTCACCGATGAAGAACTGATCAACCTTTCCTACATGTGGGTGTGGATGGACAAAGGCCGCCGTGTTGCCAAACAGGTTTACCCGGCACTGAACCAACTCGGCTCTCCTCACCATGGTTTCTTCTACGATATGGCAAACGAAAGTCACTACATGATCGACAAGGCGCGGGAAAGTCTGGTTCGCGAAACTGAGAATATCGACATGAATGGATTTCATGCCCGTAACGCACAAGGGATGTTAGATCGCTTGAATGGAAAGGAAGGGATTCACTGAAAGGCGCATGGGATGACGCGTTTGCTCTGGCATACGGCAATAAAAAAGCCAGTAGTTTGCAGCTACTGGCGTATGTCGAAACCCTTTCCAATCACAGAAGGATTTTTTAATGACCGAGTCAAATGTAGCAAAGAAATCTTTGCCTGTCATCGCTGGCGTTGACATTACTACTGATGCTGAAGGGCGATTTAACCTGAATGCACTTCATAAGGCCAGCGGAGAATCGGCACATAAGCGCCCATCCAAATGGCTCGCCACCGAGCAAGCGAAAGAGTTGATTTCTGAGCTTGAAAAGCAAAGCCCTATTTCGGGCTTAGGTGAAGAAGTAATCAAGTCTGTTAAGGGTGGGGCAGCACCGGGTACTTTCGCTCACGAACTTCTGGCAGTCGAGTATGCCGGTTGGATTTCGGCGTCGTACCGTCTGAAGGTCAACCAAACCTTCCTCGACTTTAAGACCGGCAAGCTTCAAACAGTATTTGACCCAATGGCAGCGCTTAACGATGCAGAGTTCCTTCGCGGTACTTTGCTCACATACAGCGAAAAGGTGATTGCCCTTGAACACAAGGTTGAGGAGATGCGACCTGATGTTGATGCGCTGGAACGTATTGCAAAAGCAGACGGTACTATGTGCATCACCAATGCCGCGAAGCATTTGCAGGTTCAGCCGAAATTCCTCTTCCGTTTGATGTCTGAAAATCATTGGATTTATCGCCGTACTGGCGGAAAAACATGGTTGGCGTATCAGGAGCGGATCCAGCAAGGAGTTCTTGAACATAAGGTCACCACAGTATCTCGCGGTGATGGAAGTGAAAAAGTAGTAGAACAAGTTCTCGTAACGGCAAAAGGGTTAACTAAACTTTCAAAGATGCTCGGCATTAGCGGCATAGCAGCTTAATCGGCGCAAATCCCCTCCAATCACCTAACCTCGCTCCGGCGGGGTTTTTTATTTACTGATCATCCGAACAGTTAAAGCTTGTAATTTCCCGAAACTGGGTTTATATTCCTCTAACACTAGAAATCCGTGAGTCTGTTACGGTGAGTGAAAAGTATAATGAAAAAGCCCTGAGTTAATAGCTCGGGGCTTTTGGCATCTAAAATATCTCTATTTTTGAGTGTCCCGTATTTCTGAATCTCTTCATATGGGCGAGGCTGATGCGAGATACAATGATGCTTATCTGATCAATGAAAAGTTGCCGAGATGAAAATGTATTATTGGTATCTTCAAGCACTGTGACCGTGAGCGATCCGGAAACTTTGGTTTGCGTGAAAAAGATATCAAGAGCGTTAAAGTCACTTTCATACTGGTTCAGAATCACTGAAGGTGCAGTTACCCCAAATTGGAGTGGCATATTTTATTTCCTTACGTTGGTAAATATTAATTTAGTTATCGGATGTGAAATAAATAACTTTAAGTGAAATGTTCGCCCCTATTCAAGAGCTGCCAATTTGGCGGCTTTTCTCGTTTTAGAGCCCGACCAATCAGTCACCTCACCCTCATGAAACCATGCGGTCGTAGCTCTATTCCCTATGACTAATACACGGCCCATTTAACCAAATGGGAGCGGAACTATGAAAATGGATCCAGTTAACCAACACAACCTGCCTTACTGGTGGTCAGCGGCACTTGGATTCTTTTCGCTGCTGTCACTCCAAGACTACGTTTTCATCATTGGTGCGGTCATCTCCGCCTTCTTCACGATCAAGACCTACTATGCCAAGCGCAAAGAGGAAGCAGATCGGATGCAAGAGGAGAGGCTCAGAACTCAGATTCTGAAGGACTACATTGATGGTGTTGCTCAGCGTCCAGTTAACGACCGTCCGGCTTCTGCAGAAGTCATCACAGAAGCTATGACAAAGATTGAGGGCTGACTATGGCTTCAGTATCCAAGAAGGGTGTAGTCGGCGGCGTCTGCGCAGTTATGACTATTATCGGTATTGTGGTATCAAGCGGAACGGTAAGAACAAGCGAATCAGGCCTCAAGCTTATCGGTGACGCGGAGAGCTGCCAGCGTGACCCATACGTTTGTCCTGCTGGTGTACTCACTGATGGCATTGGCAATACTCACGGCGTTAAAGCTGGAGTTAGGAAGTCTGATGCTCAGATTGCAGCTGATTGGGAGAAGAACATCCTCCAGGCTGAATCCTGCGTGAACAAATACGCAAACGGCAAGAAGCTGAATCAAGGCCAGTTCGACGCTGTCACCTCGATCACCTTCAACGCCGGTTGTAGCCAGATGCAGAAGTCCACGATGTTCAGGATGTTCCGTGATGGCAAATTCACCGAAGCGTGCAATCAGTTCCCGCGCTGGGTAAATGGAGGCGGCAAGCAATTGCCCGGCTTAGTTATCAGGCGTGAGAAGGAGAAAGCACTATGTCTCTCCGCTCCCAAATAATCGCCTTCCTCATTCTCGTCTTACTGGCAATCGGCTACGGAGAAATCAGGTACCGGAATGGCTGGTATGCACACTCTGACCAAATGAACGCAGCGGCGGCGAAGAAGCAGAAGAAAGCCGAAGCGAAGCTTGAACCAATAGAGAAGAAAGCCGCCACCGCCAAAAACGACGGAAAGGTCATCTACAAAACGATTACCCGCGACGTGGTGAAATATGTCCAAGACCCGAATCATACCAAGTGTGATTTTGATGCTGCTGCTATCAGGTTGCGTCAGCAGTCAATCGACGCTGCCAACAATATCGCAGGATTTGATGACGCCACCTTGCAAGGGAAGTGACGCTGGGAAGGATAGTGACGAAGACCTGCAAGCGGATAAAGAAACGGCAGAATGTTTGCGAGAACTTCGCCTGAATATCTACCGCTGGCAGGCGTGGTATAACTCGTATGGGAAGTGAGCGCTATATACTGGTAATATGAAATTTTCCCTGAGACTAAAATTCATGCAATCAGTATTGCCGTTGATTCAATCAGTTATTACAGTATCTGGAGCACTTATCGGTGCTTTTGGCGGTGCTTATCTAGCTAATAGATTTGCAGAGGTTAGATATCGGAAGCAGGTAGACAGAGAAGATGAAAAGGAAAGGACGAAGTTTTATAGAGAAAAAGGAGAAGAGCTTTATCTAATTTTATCTAAGTGGAGGAAAGAGCATTACTTTCTTCAGACGGGCCGCATGTGCTTCTTGCAAGGTACTTACACTAAAGATCAGCTAAAAGATCTTATCAACAGTCACGTTGACCCAGAAACACATGTAAAAGCTGGGGTGCTGATAGCTCTCTATTTTATCGACTTCGAGGAAAGACTAAAAAAAACTCACTCTATCATTGAGAAAAGCAATGTAGTTTACAAGTCTTTGAGTCATTCACAAAATTTGGAAGAGCGAAGCCAAAACGTTGAAAAAATGAGATTAGCAGCAAAAGAGTCTGAAATTAGCATCGATGAACTTTTAGAGGCGTTTAAATCGTATATGCGACAAAAATAATAAAAGCCTAACTATTAATTTTTACTGCACTCACAAATCCCATTTACGAGTGGGCTAGATAATGCCAAGAGAGTGAAGCGTTCTTACAAGGCTATCAACAGCCGTTATCAGCAACGTTAAATCATTCATAAAGCAAATTACAATTTTCAAAATCGACATGGTTGCACCCCTCAGTAGGTTGATTATCTATTGTGAGGGTTAATTCCTTCCCCTTTAGAGTGCAATTCTAAGGATCAACCAATGACTCAGAAGTGGACTATCACAGTAACAACAGAGTTAGGCGAAACCTTCACAGGCGCTATGACAAGACAGCAACCAGAACTGGTTAATGGATTCGTTGCTGTAGCCACGGAAGAAGGCGAGTGGATATTCCTGAAACCCGACACGGTAACAAAGATGCACTTCACTCCGGTTGCTGAAGAGGCGGCTGAGGAAACAGAAAAGGAATAACGAATGACCAAACCAGATTGGGAGGCCATCGAATCGGCGTACCGAGCTGGCTATATCCGTTTCCCATCAACGGTAACGCTGGCATTAGCAGAACTGTTTGGTATGTAAATTCGCACCTTGGAACCACTATCAGTAATAACTTCAATGGTTACAGAATTTGGCGGGGCTCCAGTGTCATCACCTGTAAAAGCCGTGACCATCTCAGCAGAGGATTTGTCCTCGATGATTGGCATTAGGTCGCCATTAACCAAACCTGCGTAAATTTTCACATTACTCATAAGCATCTTCCATAGGTAATTAAATGGCACTCACCGACAAGCAAGAAATGTTCTGTCGCGAGTACCTCATCGATTTGAACGCCACGCAAGCGGCAATTCGGGCGGGGTACAGCGAAAATACCGCCCGGAAGATTGGCAGTGAGAACCTCACAAAACCAGACGTCCAGAACAGAATCGCTGAACTTAAATTAGAACGGAATGAGCAGGTTAACATTGACGCAGCTTATGTTTTGAGACGCTTGGTTGAAATCGACCAGATGGATGTGCTCGACATCATGACCGATGACATGAGTATTAAACCCGTCTCTCAGTGGCCTGCATCTTGGCGTCGCTACCTGAGTGGTTTCGACCTAGCAGACATGTTTGAAGGACGAGGTGAAGAGCGCGAGATGGTCGGCATCCTCAAGAAAATTAAATGGCCCGATAAGGTCAAGAACCTCGAATTGCTAGGCAAGCACATTTCTGTCATGGCCTTCAGAGAGCAAGTAGAACAATCAGGCTCAGTCACTCACAACATCATGCCAGTTCCATCATGCAGCAGTGCTGAAGAGTGGGAGGCCGCCGCACAGCAACAGCAGAGCGAGGTATTAGGCAAATGAGCTACAACGTAGTTTGGAAGCCTTTGTCTGGCTCGCAGTCGCTTTCGCTTAGCTGCCCCTGTGACGAGATATTGTTTGAAGGAACGCGAGGACCCGGAAAGACAGCAGCGCAGTTGGCTCGCTTTCGTCGCAAGGTCGGCTTGGGGTACGGCACTTTTTGGCGTGGCGTCATCTTCGATACCGAATACAAAAACCTCGCCGACATAATCACCCAGTCAAAACGTATGTACCGCCTGTTTGGTGATGGTGCGCGATTCCTCAACTCAGCGTCAGAACTTCGCTGGGTATGGCCGACTGGTGAAGAGTTACTATTTCGCTTCGGCAAAGAAGAGAATGACTACTGGGACTATCACGGTCAGGAATTCCCGTTCATCGGCTTTAATGAGCTGACAAAGCAACCCAATGCTGATTTCTACGAGTCGATGTTTTCATGTAGGCGTTCATCATTCAGGCCGCAGGATTACCCGCTGGCAGATGGCACTTTGCTGCCGAACATCCCGCTTGAAACTTTCAACACGACTAACCCATTCGGCATAGGTCATACATGGGTAAAGAAGCGATTCATTGAGCCAGCGCCGCGTGGAACGATTATCCGTGACACGCAATTAGTTCCAAACCCTCAGACGCAGCAGGAAGAAAAGATAACTCTGACTCGCGTTGCTATTCACGGTTCATTCAAAGAAAACCCTTATCTCGACCCCGTATACATCGCCACGCTGATGAACATCAAAGACCCGAACAAGCGCAAAGCTTGGGTTGAAGGTTCATGGGATGTCACCAGCGGCGGCAGATTTGACCATCTTTGGAATGACGCCTTACATGTTATTAAGCCTTTCACTATTCCTGAAAGTTGGACTGTAGACCGGTCTCATGACTGGGGCGAGTCTAAGCCATTCTCTAATCTTTGGTGGGCTCAGGCAGATGGTACGGAGGCGGTGTTACCCGATGGTTCTAATTTCTGCCCGCCATCGGGGTCCCTCATCCTAATCGGTGAGTGGTACGGCTGCCCGCCGGATGAGCTGAACAAAGGCCTGAACATGTCATCTACCAATGTCGCCAAAGGTGTTGCGTGGTTGGATAAGCGACTTGTTGGCGAAGATGCTGACGAGCCAGAGGAAACTAAAGGGCAAGGTCAAATGCACATCATGCCTGGCATTTGCGCCAAGGTTATCCCCGGACCAGCTGACAGTGCGATTTACAATACTGCTGACAATGAACTCTCCATAGGCCAGAAGATGGAGAACCAGGGCGTTAAGTGGCTTGAGTCAAACAAGAAGCCCGGATCACGCATCAACGGCGCTTCACTCTTCGCCGACATGCTCGAAGCTGTCATTGAAGGCAAGAAGACCGAATCAGGAATACCTGAAAAGCCTGCTCTCTACGTATTCGATTATTGCCGTGGCTGGATAAGCCGAGTTCCAGTTTTAGTCCGTGATGAAAAGAACCCTGATGACGTGGACACCACGCAGGAAGATCACGACTGGGACGCAACCCGATATCGCGTTCTGCATTCACCTAAGCAGGTCGGCGCTGTATTCTTCTAAGGAGCAATCAGTGAGCAATGCCAATAATCAGGTTCAATTCCTCGTAAATGCCCTCGCTGAGCAAGTCTCGGTGGGTCGCCAGCGTGCGTTATACGCCGGTCAGTTTAACGGGAACACCAAGCGCACCACCTTATGGGAAGAGTTTGGGTACCCGGACACCGTAAGTTTTGCAACTTTCTATCGAACATACCGTAGAAATTCAGCCGCATATGCCGGTGTGCATGTGACTCTAGATTCCTGCTGGATAGATAAGCCAATCATCATTGATGGCCCTCTCGCTGATAAGAAGAAGAAAGAAACGCCTTGGGAAAAGACTGTAACCAAGCTTCTTAAAAAGTATTGGGAAAAAATCAAGGATGCCGACCGTCGCAACATGGTCGGGCATTACTCGGCGATCATTCTGCAAATAAAAGACAATCGTGACTGGTCAGAGCCCGTAGATAAGGCGCTGGTTGCAAGACTAGGCGAGGCCGCTTTAGTTAAGTTGATACCCGCATGGGAATCACAGATTAAGCCTGGCAGTTATGACATAGACACGCGGTCAGATACTTACAGTCAGCCAGTCAACTACACGTTCAATGAGCAGCCAGTCGGTGATGACGGAACATACGGCAATGTAAGAAGCATCACAGTGCATCCAGATCGAGTGATAATTCTTGCCGAGGGCTCAGAAGACGACAATATGCTTTCCGGTGAACCTCTCAATGAGGCGGGATTTAATGATCTGCTGGACATTGAGAAGACCAAAGGCGGCAGCGCAGAAGGGTTCCTGAAGAACGCCAGTCGCCAGCTTGGCATAGAGTTCACCAAAGATACTGACATGGAAACCCTTAAAAAGGCGGCTGTGGCAGCAGGCTATAAAGATTTAGGTGATGCTCTCAATGACAAGATAACTCGTCTCAATCGGGGATCTGACTCTTCTTTGGTGATGCAGGCGGGACAGGCTTCAGTTCTATCGGTGGCCGCTGCTGACCCAACGCCATCATGGACTGTTTCAGCCAACAGCTACGCAGCAACTATCCGCTGCCCATTCAACATTCTATTCGGTAAGCAAACGGGCAACCTTGCTTCAACGGAAGACAAGAAAGCGTGGGCTGCGCGATGCAATTCCCGAAGAAGTAGTTGGCTATCGTACATCATCACTACCGTCGTTCAGAGCTGGTGTGATCTTGGGGTAATTCCTCAGCCTACGACGGGAGAAGTCACCGTCGATTGGTCAGACTTACTCGCGCCAGGCGACAGCGAGAAGCTCGATAACATGGGCAAGCTTGCAGACATCGCGCAGAAAACTCAGCAGGCATACGGAACGCCAGCGGTAGAGATTAACGAAATCCGTGCTGCCGGTGAGCTTGAACCAATGACTGAGTCGCCAGAACCAGACCCTAACTCAAAACCAACCGGTAAGGATCCGCTGAATGGAGATGACAACAGCGACCCGACTCGGGACACCAATCGTACCCCGAAATAAAGCCGACCCTACGCAGTCATATCGAGCAGTAAACAAGATGTACCGGAATATCGAAGAAAGGTATCTCGGCATCAAGACTGACCTGAAGCAACTACTTGATGCCAGGCTAACCGGCAGGGTAAGAGAGGGTAACGCTCAGGTGTCATTCGCGGTGCATAGCGATATCATCTATCAGGTGAATGCGGCCACTTATGTCTACGACATGACTGCGCAGCAACTCGCCGACCTGTTGGAACGTGTGCAGGTGATTCTTGATGATCACCTTCTAGGTGGTTTAGGTCAGGACATGTGGGCGCTTGCGTATGTCGCCGAAGAGTATCAGCGGGGCACATTGAATGCTTTCACCAATCTATCTGTTCAATCGCCGGTTTACGCATCGCAGACAACGCTCAGCCAGTTACTTTCATCACCGGCCTACCAGAACCAGATAGCAGCGGCATACGTGAGTACGTACAGCGATTGGGTAGGCATAAGCGACAAGGCTCGCGCCGACCTCGCCAACGTGATTTCTGATGGCATTGGGCGCGGTGTTAATCCGAAAGAAACGGCCAGCCTGATTAGTAAACGCCTTGATGTGTCTATGTCAGATGCGAAGAACATTGCTCAGACTGAACAGGTAGGTGCACTGCGTGAGGCACAATGGAACGAGACTGACTGGGCTGCTGATAGGCTTGGTCTAAATACTGGACTGCTTCACTTATCGGCGTTGAAACCCACCACTCGACAGACTCACGCTTTCTGGCATGGCAAAGTAAGGACTACGCAAGAGGTCCGCGACTGGTATGCGGTAGATGGTAATAGATTTCACTGCTACTGCAGCCAGATTCCGGTGATGCTTAACTACGACGGCAGCATCTTCAATGAGGGGTTGGCGGATAAGTTGATGAAAGAACGTAAACTATGGACACTAGTTGACGATAATGAGTGATACAAAATCGTGAGATAGGTGCAGATAGTGAAAAGAGAAGACTCCTCCAACTACGTTTATCATTGGATCAAAACTGATACAGAAAGCGATGATCCGGATGTGCTTTTTCCCGCAGCTTTCGATGTTATCAAAAGCATCATTCATGATGGTGTAATCAGAGGAAGCGATAAATTCATCATCGGGAAAGATAAATGCGTTTGCTTCACTGAATCACCTCGAAACTTCATTGTTAGTGACGTTTCAAGATATCAACCATTCGGATTTGGATTTTCAAAGAAAAGAATATTTGAAATGGGAGGGAGGCCTGTAATTTACCAACCATCTAGTGAACTTCCATTAATCGATAAATCAATAAGATGGAGACACGTCCAGTACGACCCAGTGACAGAAACCACCACCAATAAATTGGGTGTGGATTTTACATGGGAAAGGGAATGGCGGCTCAAGGCGGATGAAATTGATATTCTCGAATGCGTCGAGATTGTAGTTCCAAGTCAGAAGTATGCAAAAGCCATTAACGATTGGATTGATGCAGGAATAGACTTCACTATGTGGCGAAATGATGTTTCATATGGGTACCCAGTGCCAGATGAACCTTACATTTCTTACGACGAAAGATTCAGAAGCATCATTCTCACGCTTGCTGATGAAATTTAAAATTGTCCTCTGAAAGGAGGCTGTTATTGCGGCGTAACTTAATCGGTAGAGTAACGCATCAACGCGACCCTTGGGTCGTGCTCGGTACGGCATGATGTTGACGCCTGACGAGAGTGCTGGTTCGAGTCCAGCAGCCGCAACCCATTGCAGGCCCAGCCATAGCGCTGGGTTTTTTATTGCCTGAAATCCACCAGAGAGGACACAGCATGTCACGCATCTGCGTAAACGTGCTGTCGGTCATCAACTCCGCTTCAAACATCACCACCGAAACAATCAACGGAAAACCACACATCGTGGTTCGTGGCGTCACGCCTATCGTTGACGACATCGTTATGAATCGGAAGTTATACCCGGCAGCTGAGATTGAAAAAAGCTACAAGTCGCTTGAACGCAACCCTATGCCGTTCGGGCATCCGAAGGTAAATGGTAAGCATATTTCGGCGCGGGATGTTCAAGCGGTTAATGACTACCACGTAGGTGCCTGGCTGCAGAACGTCAACCGTGATGGAGGCAAGGTTTCAGGCGATATGTACGTTGATCGGCGCTATGCAGAGGGTAGCGACAACGGAAAACGCCTCGTTCAGCGTCTGGATGATATGGCAGCAGGCAAGAACGTTGACCCCGTTCATATCTCAACCGGTCTGCTTCACAAAGAAATCACCGCGAATGGCGAATCCAAGGGTAAGCGTTACGAGAAAATCGTCACCAACATGGACTTCGATCACGTCGCTGTATTGCTTGACCAGCCCGGGGCTGGGACTCCAGAAGAAGGGGTTGGCATCTTCGTAAACGCAGAAGGTGATGAGCGAGAAATCGAAACAGCAAACATCGCTGACTCAGCAATTCCCGACCCGCAAGACCCCGCTATTAAGCAGTTCTTTAACCAATTCATGGCGTTTTTCAGCGCCAATAATAAGCCCGTCAAAGAGGAAACAAAACCGATGAAAGAACTCATCACCAACGCGCTGAAAGCGAAAGGCAAAGAGGTCGAAGGTAAGACCGAGGCTGAGCTGATGGATGCGTATAACCAGATGGTTGCCGACGATGCTAAGGCGAAAGCTGATGCAGAAGAAAAAACCAAGAAAGACAAAGAAGAGGCTGACAAAAAAGCCAAAGAGACCACCACCAACAACGAAGAGGCTCCTGTTTGGTTCAAGCCTTTTGCTGAAAAGCTCAACGCTATCGAAACCGGCCTGACTGCTAACTCTGACAAAGAGAAAGGCGAGAAGCGCGCAGCAGTTAAAGCCAAGTTCGGCATGACTGATGTCGCGGTCAATGCGCTCGACGGCGAACCACTGAATGAGCTCTTTGCTCAATGCTCAACATCCACCGGCCTGAATGGTTCATTCCGTCAAGCCAACTCATCTGAATCAGTCAGCGAAATGCCGGAGTAAATAATGGCTAAAGATGGAAAGCACGTAATCCACGCGGGTGGCATCTTCGCAAATCCGCAATTGCATCGTGAAGGTGCGGCAGCGGCGGCAACCCCTCCGGGGACAGTTGGTTTCTTCGATAACACCACCAAGAAATTCACAGCCTCTGTAGATGGCAATGAAGATGCAATCCTGTATGTCGCGAACTACGACTACCTGCGCTGCAAAACGGTGGATGACACCATTGCTGCGGGTGATTGGGTTGTAGCAATGCACCCAACACCAGGCGTTTTCTTCAACGTTCCGGCAGCAGCAGGCACATACACTAAAGGCCAGCCTCTCTCTATTGCTAACGGTCGAGTGAAGGCTAAAGCAACCGGAGAATCTACCCGTGCATACGTAGAAGAAGATCGTTCATACACCATTGCGACAGCAGGCCAGCTCCTGCGCGTTGTCATCAAGTAAGGAGCACCGAATGTTTGCATTTTCCACTAAGAAGGCGACCGAGACCGCAAACCTTGAGGCTAACATGGCTCAGTTTCACGAGCTTCAGTTTGCCCGTAACTCCAGCGCTCAGGCAGTAGCAGATTTTATTGCACGTACTCGCGTGCGTGGTGAAGCTGCCAATGCTCCGGCTCTTGATGCAGTGAACGCAGTCGATGATATTCGTCGCCTGTACAAAGCATACGATCAGACCGTTCTGAAAGAGTTTGAACCCAACACTGAGTTCACCCTGCTGAACGACCTGATGCCTCTGTCACGTTCAGTTCGTCTCGAAGAGTCAGTGTATGAGTACGCTCGCACCGGTGGCCGTGGTTGGGCTCACACATCAATGTCAGGCCAGATTGGTGCGGCACTCGATGCTAAATCCTACACCTTCGACGGTACAATGGTTCCTATCCACGACAGCGGCTTCAAGTTCAACTGGCGTGATCCGGTGTTCAACAAAGGCTCTGCACTGGCTTCATTGTCTGATGCACAGGCCGGTTCTGTTGATGATGTCCGTCGCCAGTATGTTGACTACATCTGGGAAGGTTTCCGCGACGCGGCTGGTAACTACATCAGCTTCGACGGCAAGACGTGGAAGGGCATTCGTCATGATGAGCGCGTTGCTCAGGTAACCCTGACCGTCAACTTCGCCACCAGCACTGACCCGAAAGCCATGCGAGGGGCAGCCATTTCTCTGCGCGACGTTCTGAAGCTGCAAAACCTGCAATATGGTCAGCAGACGTGGTACGTCTCCAGCGACATCATGTCCAACTGGGAACAGTACTTCGATGTGAACTCCCTGCGCACCGTGCTGGAAGAAATCGCGAAGTTGTCAGGTATTTCAGCCATTAAAGAAGATGCTGAGCTGACTGGCAATGAAATCGTGATCGTTCCTCTGCAAGCCGGTGTCATAGCTCCAATCGTTGGGCAGGCTTTCGGTACCGTTGCCGACCCTCGCCAGTTCTACAACTCCGACTACGTGTGGCGTACATGGGGTGCTGCTGGCCTGATGGTTAAACAGGACATCGCCGGTCACTTCTCTGTCATCCACGCATCCAGCTAAGGAAAAACCATGACACTCGTAAAAGTTTTAGTAGCAAACCTTTTTGCCGGTGCCAACTTCCAGAAACTGGAGATTGGTCAGTCATATGATGTTGATGACGGGGTTGCTGAAAAATGGATCGCCAGCGGAAAGGCTGAGAAGTCCACCGAGAAGAAAGGTGAGAAGCTGTTGTTTGAGGTGGCAACACCTTCGCCTCCTGTCTCATCTGATACCAAAGCTTTGCAGGATCAGATTGATGCCCTGACCAAAGCAGCAGAAGACGCAGAAGCGGCACATGCCGAATCTATAGCTGAAGTAACTAAGCGAGCAGAAGACGCAGAAGCGGCTCTGGCAGCAGCAACCAAAAAGGATAAGTAATCATGGCAGCCCCGCTAACGCCAGAAGATGTTCAAGCCTTTCTCGCCGAGCTGGGCTACACCATTCCTTCATCCTTGCTGACGCCCATCCTCTGCCGAGTTAATTCGATTATCGATTGCTTGGATGGGGCAGGCTATGACGACTGCACGCAGACATTAATCATGATGTATGCAGCCGCTCTAATGTCTGCCTCATCCGGTGCCAGGAAGATTAAATCGCAGAGTGCTCCATCGGGAGCGAGTCGCTCGTTTGAGTATGATGATGATTCTATTACTTGGCTGCGGGATTCTCTGTCTGCACTAGATACCTCAGGTTGCACAGGCGTTCTGCCAATCACGGTTGGCTCATCGGTTGGTTTCTTCGATGTTGTAGGAGGTTGCTGATGTCTGAGCCGAAAGAAGAAGACAAAGAAGAGAAGCCGGATTGTGAGAAGTGTCTAAATTGTCCGGGATGCCCTGACCAGTACGAGGACTATTTGTCATGAGCGCAGCAGCCAATTGGTCATACACAGCAACTGCGACTATCTGGAAGAATCTCGGAATCAGTGATGGTGGTGACTCGCTCGGCTTTGCTGCGCCGGTGGCAATCTTCTGTGATTACGAGGGTGGCCTGAGTAAGCGTCTGGCTAGCTTGGGCGCTGAAATCGTGGTGAAGAATACCATCTGGACGGAGTATTCCAGCGCTGCTTCTGGTGACTACATCCTTATTGGTGCATCTACAGATGCTGACCCACTGGCGGCGGGTGCTGATGAGGTTATGCAGGTCATTTGCTACGCCGACACCTTTGACCGCGTGGCAGATGATTACGCCATTCTCACGGGAGTCTGATATGGGCGTGAAAGTTAAAGGCGTTAAGCAGGCTCAGCGAAACATGGACGCCATCCTGAATAACATTCAGGGCAAGAAGATAGTCAGAGCACTGCAAAGCGCGATGATTATCGGGTCATCACAGGCCGCGCTGTACACGCCCATTGATACCTCACATCTGCTCAACAGTCAGTTCCGCGAAATCGTTGTAAACGGCACTCGTATCACCGGCAGGGTGGGATATTCGGCAAACTATGCTGCTTACGTCCATGACCCGGCTAACGTGCAGAACTTCAGACGCCCTACGGCTGAGAAAGAGTTCCTCACTAAAGGCTTTGAGGATGAGAGAGGGCTTATCGACAAAACAGTAGCTCAGGAGATGTCGCTATGACGCCTTCAATGGCTGACAGGGTGCGTGATTACTTCGTGGATGCTGGCCTGACGGCGGGATTCAAGGTTCAGAAGTTTGTTTGGAACGACACAGGAGTTCTGACAGACAAGTTCATGATATTCCGACCGAATGGCGGCTCGAACATCAGAAATGACCTCGGCGCTGAATACCTTGTTCTTGTTGATGTCATCGGTGCCAGGAACGGCAATCAGGCTGCCGACGATGCAACGCAGGCGATAATCGCCAATGTGCAGGCCAACCCAATGCCGAATGATTGCATCGGCCACATCGAAAACTTTGGCGGAATCCCGTCCCCCGTTCTCACTACAGAAGGCCGATTAGTTTACCGACTCCATTTCGCCTGTCTTTTTGCTGAATAAGCACAATCAAATCCCCTCAAGGTCGCCAATGGTGGCCTTTTTTTATATCTGAAACGAGGTAATTAATATGCAAGGTTGCACAACCGACAATGGTGCAGTATTCGGGCGCGCGTCGTCCTTGAGGTGTCTTTGGGCTGCCCAGAAACTCCGCCTTCTGAGGGCGACTGGCAGGCTTTGGGGGCTGGTACTAGCAAAGGCCTCGACTTCTCTCCTAACACCGTGAACTCAGATGCTGATGACACGGGCGCGTGGGTAGAAAACATCGTGACTAACGCTGACGCAACGATTTCGTTCGAAGGTGAAGTGCGTAAAAACGACAAGTTGGATCAGTTCGGATTCGGCAAGTTGGTTAAGTACTTCGCAGATGAGTTGAATGCTAAACCAATTCGCCAGCCGACCATCTGGGTACGCCTGGAGGTGGGTCCAATTGAGTTCACCGGATACATGGTCATCACTGCTCTGACTCCGGCAGACGGTGGGACTAACGACCTGGTTACCTTCACTGTTGAATTCAAAGTAGCGAATAGCAATACGGTAAAAGTTGAGCAAGTCAGCCCCGAAGTGCCGGTAGCAAGCGTCATAGTAACCCCGGCGACATCCACGGGCGCAGTAGGATCTACCGTCCAACTGACGGCTAACGTGCTGCCAGCCGATGCGACCATTAAAACCGGCGCATGGACATCTTCAGATGCTACGAAGGCTACTGTCAGCTCAACCGGGCTCGTCACTCGCGTGGCGGTAGGCACAGCCACCATGACATTCACAACCACCGACGGTGCGAAAACTGGTACCAGTGCAATCACTGTTACCGCGTAATTATCACAGCGGGCATTTTCGAGTGTCCGCGATGATAATTAAAAAAAGCACAACGCAGGGATGGTCGACATCGCTTTTCAAGCTTTTTCTTTGCCAATGTTCCGTGATATAAATGCACCTTTAAAAGATGGGTTAGTTATACTCAATAAAACCAGTTAGAAAAGCCACATTATTTGGGGAGCTTTATAAAAATGCTTGTATTAGCCACAAGTAATAAAAAAATACTCATAGAGTCAGGAACGTTTAATGCTGAAGTGGACACGAACTCAGAGGCCACTTTGAAGCTTGTGTATGCAGGGCTTAATATTTATATTATTACAAATATTTTGCCAGATAGTCATACCGAAAACGAAGGATTGTCAGTTTCGGTAGAGGGTAATAGCATAACTTTTAAGCATTCTGCCCCTTTGCAAGCTTTCGGAGCTCCATGTGGATTGATTATCCCTAATGAAGTTGGCACTAAATCAAATGGGAAGAAAATCTATATTTCTTGGCTTTCATTTTTTCAAAAAACTGCTAATAATCGCATGGTTGTAGCAACCATGTATTCATTATATGAGGATGAGTGATGGATGATACTGCAACTCCTTCAGTAACCATCCCTGAAGAAAACCAAAAAAATTCTGGGAGCATACCCACCATAAAGGACGGAGGGGTTTCTGGGGCAAGCATGCCAGGTACTTTAGCTAAAGAAATTGGCACTGGAGAGCATGCTAAGGATTCATTTATATGGATGACATTAAAATATTGTTTCTATATTGGCGCCATTCTCAGTGCGTGTATTTTTTTGGCATATTTTCATTTTGCTTTTGATAGAAATGATCCGGATAGAATAGACGTAATTGCTGCACTTAAAGATATATGGTCAATCTTTACGCCAATACTTACACTTGCCCTGGGTTACGCATTCGGAAAGAAAGATAGAGATTTATAGGTAAGAATATCAATTGCAAGTTTTAAAAAAATCGAAAATATAAAACCTCGCCCCCGAAGGTTTTTTTTGCCCAAAGGACAGCAAATGGCCCCTCTGAAAGAGATTGGCGAGTGCCTGATAACTGCGGGCGATGATGATTATTTCTTTCGCCCGTCATTCGCCAACATGACGCGCATTGGTGAGCCAGACGAGATAGTCCGCGCCTTCTATGACCTTCACAACGACGCCGTAACGCCACTCTTTCAGCGAGCTATGGATGCTTACGGAACTATTCCCGCATGGCTCTATCAGTACGCCAATAGTCACCAAATATCTAAACCTGCAATAATGGCTGCAATCTCCGTTATCGCGGCATGTTGCGATAAAGACGCTACTCCATTGGCCGGCGAGATTATCCCTGGCAAAACCGGAAAGTGGGCGTTCGTCTACCGCAAAGGCCTGATGCACCCCATCGACATGATACTCATCGCGCAGTCGCTGATTACGCACGGCGTCATCGGCAAGGCAAAGGTGCGTCAATTACAGCGTAATGAGACAGGCAAGGCGACGACAGAGTTCAGAGCCTTCGAATACATCAGCGCAGCACGTAACCACTTCAGCATGTCGCGTACAGAGGCCGAGCAATTATCTATGACGGAGTTTCAGCTAATGCTAGCCGCCAAATACCCAGATCAAAAAGGCCTGACGCGAGACGAGTATGAGGCGGTAGCGGATGACTACCTTGCCAAGAGAGCTCGAAGGCTCGCTAAAGCGGGGTAACACATAATCTGCAGCCAAATCATTTTGAATTGCTGAGAGAATTTCAATGTTAAGATATTTCTTATTGAAACCAATGGAAACAAAACAATGAAAAATATTTTTATGATAGCTGCAAGTCTCTTTGTTCTTTCGGGCTGTGCCACAAAACAATATCCACAAGCGCCCGCTGTTACTGGTGAGGAATCTTCGGCATTTGACTGCCAAGCTGTTAAGCAAGAGATTGCTAAAACTCACAGCATCCAGAAAGAAATTGAAACTACTGGGGAGTTTGATGGCAGGACTGTGCTTGGGGCTCTGGGAGATTTTGGGATTGGTAATGGTATGGCAAAATCAGAAGCTACGAAAAAAGCTCAAGTCAGGCTAAATCAACTTCAAGCATTGGATTCAGCCAAGTGCAGCAAGCCATTGTCATAAACGCCTTGGAATAGAAACGAACCCTTTTTGGGTTTTTGCATCGAATACAAATAACCTCGCTTCGGCGGGGTTTTTTTATGCCCGGAGAAACTATGGCAGGCTCAGTTAACGCAGGTAGCATCGTATATGAAGTTGATTTAGACACTGCGCGCCTGCTAGCTGGCCGCAGGGAGGTAGATTCAGCGCTTAGCGGTCTGAGTGGGACGATGGGGCGCCTTGAGGCAAGCGTGAATCGAACAGAGCGTTCTATTGCGACCGTTTCAAAAATCATGTCAGGCCTGACGAATGTTGCGAAGGGCGTTGCAGCGGCAATTTCCATTCAGCAGATCACGGCGTACGGCAATGCATGGGTCACCGTCAGCAATAAATTAGTAAACTCGGTAAAGGCTAACGAGGACTTATTCACTATCACCCAACGTGTTTTTGATATCTCTCAGGATACGCGTTCCAGCCTTGAGGCGACTGCAACCCTTTATGGCAGACTGGAAAGGGCAACAAGAAGTGCCGGAACCAGCACAGCGGATCTGGTGAAATTGACGGAGACAATTAACAAAGGTTTGACTGTCTCCGGGGCCACAACCGAAGAAGCGTCATCAACGATGACTCAGTTATCTCAGGCGTTAGCATCTGGAGTACTGCGCGGTGAAGAGTTTAATTCAATATCTGAGAACGGGAGTCGTTTAGCACAGGCGCTGGCGTCTTCACTGGGTGTGACGATAGGACAGTTACGCGCAATGGCTGCTCAGGGGAAATTAACCACAGAAGTCGTGGTTAATGGCCTGCTTAAACAAAGCGATCAGATTGCCCAAGAGTTCAGCAATACCACGCTGACAATGAGTCAGGCATTTACTGTTGCGACAAACAACATCACGAAATTTGTGGGTGAAGCATCAAGCGTAAACACCACATTAAACGTCTTTAACCAAGGCGTTATCACGCTTAGTGAAAATCTCGACACTGTGGCGACGGTCATTGGTGGGTTCGCACTGATCATGGGTGGTCGATTTGTCGGCGCCCTGGCTGCGGCCACCAGCGCTCGCATCACCGACACGCTCGCAGCACAGGCGCAAGCCACGGCCACAGCGCAAGCCGCCGCAGCTGCAGAGGTCGCAGCGACTGTCACAACACGTAAGGCATTGTTGGACAAAGAAGCTGCGATCTCATCTCTGGCACTGGCGCAGGCGGAATATAACGTCGCCAAAGGGTCAGCCGCTGAGGCGTTTGCGCTTGAAAACCTCAACACAATTAAATCCGTTGCTATACAGCGTTCAGCAACATTCGCTGAAGCCCAAATAGCGCAGGCATCTGCTATTGTTGCGGCATCCACAGCAGCAGCTGCTGCCACAACAACCATTGGAAGTCTGGCGCGTGGAGCACTGTCACTAATTGGAGGCCCTGCTGGCGCAGCAGTCATCGCAGGGGCAGCAATATTCTATTTCTTCCAAAAGGCTCAACAGGCCAAACAAGAAAGCATCGATTTTGCTGACAAACTCGATGGTCTCATTGGCAAGATGAAGGAGATGAGTCAGATCCAGCTGACAGCAGAAATTGACAAGGCAAACAAGTCTATTGCTGTGCAGAACGGACTGCTAAGCAACAATGAGGCCACGCTTTCCGGACTTAATGCCCGCTTGGAAGAAGCCAGAAAAGCTGTTGCTGGAATGAGTCAAAGCGATTTGCTATATGCGTCTGCGGTCGACAATCTCAACACGCTTCAAAGCGAACAAATTCAGCTAACTGCCCAGGTTGAGAGAGAGCGAAACAAACTCAGCCAGACTATTAGCAAAACCGGCATCCTGCAGGCGCAGGCCAACGGTACATTCGCTCAGGGTATTGACCTCCTGAAACGTGATGGACATGAGGCCGGAGTTGCGGCCGGGCTTTTCAATCAGCTCGGAGATGCGCTGAACGTCGCAGCCAAGGCTAAGGATAATTTCAACTCTCAAAGCTTGATAGTTGGAGTTAGTGCGGCCGGACAAAAGCAACTTGATCAGCTTACTCAGGAAAATGAATTACTCCAGATAACTGATAAGCGCCTTAGGGCTGTAAAGTCCGCACGACTTGATGCGATAAACGCTGGCGAAGGTAACCAAAACGTCATCAATCAGGTTGGCGAACTTGCAGGGGCAAACTACGACCTGCAGCAAGCGGAAGCGGCGCGTAACAAGGCCGCCAAGGCCGGTGCTAAGATTGAAGATGAAGGCGCTAAGAAAATAGCTGACCTTCAACGACAGCTGGAATATCTGAAGCTGAGTTACGATGAAAACAGCCGAGAGGCTGCGGTATACAACGCAGTGCAATCCGCGGGAAGCAAGGCTACCGAACTTCAGAAGCAAGCTATTGGAGAGTATGCGGGCGCTTTGTTCGATGCCAAGCAAAAGCAGTCCGACCTTAACGCTGCCATTGCTGCTGACCCGGTTAGAAACGCTGATAAAACTTACTCTGATGCAACCAAACAGCTAAAACGCCAGCTTGACGAGGGGATCGTTGACCAGCAGCAATTCAACCAGGAGACCTTGAAACTCGCTCAAGACCACGCGAATGATATCGCCAAAGCCAACGTAGACTCCGTTATGACACCTGCAGCAGAGGCGGCTGGTACTGTAGACCCTGTTCAGCAGTTGGCAAACGAAAACGCTCAAAAGTTGGCCCTCATCCAGCAGTATACCCAGCAAAAAATCCTGACAGAGCAGCAGGGGCTGGCGTTGATGAATGCGGCCAATACGCAGTATGAGCAGCAGCGTATAGCAGCACAGTGGCAAATTTACCGTAACCAAAGCGCTGCAAACAGCCTGCTTGCAGATGCAGTCGATTCTCTGCAGGGTGGTGCGTCTAACGCCATAACAGGCCTCTTAAACGGAACTCAAAGCTTAAGCGAAGCATTTTCCAATATAGGCAGCACGATCCTCAACAGCGTGGTGAGTGGGCTGGTTGATATGGGCCTGCAGTATGTGAAAAACATGATGATGGGGCAAGTGGCTGCGACTGCTGCACTTGGTGCCACCGCTGCGCAGGCTACAGCTGCTGCTGGGATGTGGGCCCCTGCCGCTGTAAGTGCATCAATAGCAACCATGGGGTCGGCCTCGACGGTAGGAACCACGGCTTATTCAACAGCTCTCTTGGCATCAAAGGGAATGGCTGTAGCTGGGGCTCGTAAAAACGGCGGCCCGGTTAGCGCCGACAGCATGTACCGGGTTGGAGAAGGTGACAAACCTGAAATCTTCAAAGCCAGCAACGGTAGCCAGTACATGATCTCCGGTGATAACGGTTCTGTGATTAGCAATAAGGACATCGGCGGAAGTGGTTCGTCTGGTGGGATGATTCAGCAGATAAATAACTTCACATTCCAGAATGCGAGCGGCGATCAGCAGCAAGTGGCAACAACCTTTGCAAAAATCGCTTATGAGCAGTCTTTGCGCGCGATAAGGGACCAAAAAAGGCCAGGCGGTATGCTGACTAAATAAGGCGACATCTGTCGCCATATATATTACTCAGCAGCTTTGAAAGTTTGTTCAACGATATCTTGAATGTATCTATTCATCGAGTGCATATAGTTCATCAACTCTGGTGTAGCACCTTCGGCAGGCACCTCAATGGGCTTTGATGAAACCATACGCCGGAGCGCAGTCTTCTGTTCGTCGCTTAATACATGAATTACGTATGTGAGTAGCGTGCTCATCGCCATAACTTGCAATTCAGTTGGTAATTCTTTTTCCATCAGTAGTTTCCTTTCGAATGCTTGAGACATTCAAGCGCACTAATTTTAACCAATCTAATACCGGTGAAACAATGCCTGAAACTTTCACATGGAGCCCCCAAGCGGGCTTCACGGGCGAACGCACGCCTGATTTAGCCGTCGTGAAGTTGGGTGATGGCTACGAACAGCGCCAGGTGAAGGGTATCAACCCACTCATGGGGAAATACCCGCTCACCTTCATTGGCTACGACGATTCCAAATGCGTCCGGGTAAACGTGGCTAAAGCAGTGGATGCTTTCCTGACCGCGCGCATGGCAGTTGAATCGTTCTATTGGACGCCTCCTGATACCGGCGTGCAAGGGCTGTATGTGTGCCGATCCTGGTCGATGCAGAAGAACAAAGGCGTATATACGTTAACCGGAACGTTTGAGCAGGTGCCGCGATGAGAGACATACCAGCAGAACTCATCATTGAGAGCGTTGATGCCGGTGTCGGCGCGATGCTCGACCTTTTTGAAGTCGACTTGCAATCGTTCGGCGGTGATGTGGTCCGCTTCCACGCTGGCACCAATGGCTATTACAACGATGTCATTTGGCAGGGCCGCGCTTACTCGGCCTATCCGATCGCCGTTGAAGGCTTTGAGGTGAAATCGGAGGGGACATATTCACGGCCAACAATGAAGGTCGCGAACATCACTGGCCTAATCACCGGCATCAACCATGACTTTGATGACGCGCTGGGCGCCGTGGTGACCCGCCGGCAGGTGCTTGTTAAGCATCTGGACGTGGTGAACTTCCCTAACGGAAACGCTGATGCGGATCCGACGATGGAGGCGGTTTCGCGCTACGTCATTGAAGAGATGGCAGAAGAGACATTCGAAACGGTCACCTACAACCTCGCCACGCCGGTGGACTGCGATAACGCCATAATCCCGGCGCGCACCATCCTGGCCGATGTCTGCCAGTGGGTGTATCGCGGCGATGGCTGTGGCTACTCTGGCGGCGCGGTGGCCGATGAGAAGGACAACCCAACGTCTGACCTGTCCCGCGATAAGTGCTCGAAGCACCGTAGCGGATGCCGCCTTAGAAACCCCAAACCCAAC